CCCATTCCGGAACAAAATTAGAGTCAACACAGACATATTGACTAGGATCTCCAGGAGGCATAATTGGGCTCCAAATTTGAGGAAGGGCAACAGATACATATGTATCCATTAATAGATCAGCATATCTAGGTATTTTAAATGTGAATGTAGACTCTTCCGATAAACGCAATGTTTTTGCTCCTTCAAAATCAACTCTAAATTTTTGTAACCCAAAATTGGTATATTTTGCATATGTAGTTTTAAAAAAAGTTTTTGAGGGATTACCATTTAGAATAATATTTTGTTGACCCTGTGACACAAGATTTAATAATCCACCTGGCATTTTTGATATATATAGAACATATTATTTAACTGTTAATAAAACAATATTTATTTTAAAATTTGTTGTCATATATTAGATATTAGATATGTCCACAAAAGAAGTAGGAACAAAAAGCATTCTTGAACGAACGGGAGATATGATTAAAAAGGGTGCTACTGCTGCATATGACACACTTTCAAATCCATTGCAAGCATTAAAAAGAGCGCAAAAATTCCAGGAAACAACGGGAGTGCTAATCTTGTCTGTTATAACTATCATAATCATCATTTTATGCATTATTTACTTTCTTTATATACGTTCTCTTCAATATACAAATTGTTCATTTATGGACAATATTTACGGGACATTGAATGGCAACATCCGTTCATTAAATTATAGCGATAAGATGTGTCAATACAAGTTTAATGAATATTACATTAAAACGGCATACAATTGCTGCAGTGGAGGGGCTTATAAGAATGATTTTGTGTCATTGTGCGCGTTGAAAGATGTTTTAAAACAGGGTGTTAGAGGTTTAGACCTTGAACTGTATTCCATTGATGATAGACCAGTTGTGGCGACCTCAACCACAGACAATTACTATATTAAGGAAACCTACAATTCAATAGATTTTGCAGATGTGATGGCGGTGGTAAGAGACTATGCCTTTTCCAACAGTACCGCACCAAACCCAAATGATCCCATTATTTTTCATTTAAGAATAAAGAGTACAAATCAAAACATGTATCAAAATCTGGCCAATTTGCTTGGAGGATATGATTCACTATTATTGGGCAAAGAATATAGCTATGAAAATCATCAGGAGAATTTAGGAAATAGAAAGCTTTTGGACTTTGTGGGCAAAATCGTAATCATTGTAGACCGTTCAAATTTATCATTTATGGAGTGCAAGGATTTTTATGAATACGTGAACATGACAAGTAATTCTATTTTCATGAGAGCACTCCATTATTATGATATTGCTTATACTCCTGATTTGAATGAGTTGATTGAGTACAACAAGACCAATATGACACTTGGAATGCCAGATAAAGGAGCTGATCCACCAAATCCAAGTTCAATTGTTATGCGCGAAGCTGGCGTACAAATGTTGGGAATGCGTTACCAGAGCTATGATGCATATTTAGAAGAGAATGAGTTATTTTTCAATGAATCGGGATATGCATTTGCATTGAAGCCTGAGAAGTTGAGATACATACCTATTGTTATTGAAGTACCTCCCTTGCCAAATCCAGAGGTGTCTTATGCAACTAGAACATTGTCAAGTGATTTCTATAGTTTTAATATATAAAACCGACGGTTAGGTTTAGATTTATAAGATACAAGTTTTCATATAATAAATTTTATTGCAGTATTATATGAAGGAAATATGTAATAAATCAATGTCATTTAATGAATGTGAATTGGCTATTTTGCGTTCATCTGTGGATAAAGCGGAGATGAACAAAGGCAAAGTGGTCGTAAATTCACCCGAAATTAAACAGATTATAGATATAGTTGAAAAATTTATAAAGAAGCGTGGATTAATCTGCTATGGTGGTACAGCTATTAATAATATTTTACCAAAACAAGATCAGTTTTACAACAGGGACTTTGAGATTCCAGATTACGATTTCTTTTCACCAAATGCACTAGAGGATGCAAAAGAGTTAACGGATGAATATGTTAAAGCGGGATTCATTGAAACAGAAGCAAAATCTGGTCAGCATTATGGAACATTCAAAGTATTTGTAAACTTTATTCCAGTTGCTGACATTACAAGCATGCCAAAAGAGTTATTCAAGACTTTAAAGGAAGAGGCCATCCGTGTGGCGGGGATCTATTATGCACCACCAAACTTTCTCCGCATGTTGATGTATCTAGAGTTATCTAGACCAGCAGGAGATGTAAGTCGTTGGGAAAAAGTTCTCAAACGTTTAACATTATTGAATAAGAACTATCCATTAACAAGCAAGGAATGCAGTTACAAAGATTTTCAAAGGAAGATGGAGAATAAAGAGAATGGAGATCTAATTTATGACACGGTAAAGCAAACATTAATAGATCAGGGTGTTGTCTTTTTTGGAGGTTATGCGATTTCTTTGTATTCCAGATACATGCCAAAAGGGTTCAAAAAAAGGTTGGAAAAAATACCAGATTTTGATGTTTTGTCCACCGAGCCAGAAAAAACTGCAGAAATTGTTAAAGAAAAATTAACTGATGAGAAGATAAAAGGCGTAAAGGTTGTAAAACGTCCTGCACTTGGTGAAATTTTGTCAACTCATTATGAGGTAAAAGTTGGCGAAGATACGGTTCTTATTATTTATCAACCAATGGCATGTCACAGTTATAATGTTGTTAAACAGGATGACAATGATGTAAAAATTGCCACAATTGATACTATGTTGAGTTTTTATTTGGCTTTTTTATACGCAAATCGCGAATATTTGGCAAATAAAGATCGTATTTTATGCATGTCTCATTATTTATTTGAGGTGCAAGAAAAAAATAGATTAGCGCAAAAAGGGTTACTTAAAAGATTCAGTATTAATTGTATAGGACATCAAGTATCAGTAGAAGAAATTCGTGCAGAAAAATCGGATAAATTCAGGGAACTACGTTCAAAAAGAGGCACAAGAGAATTTGATGAATGGTTTTTGAGATATAGACCAAGTGATATAGCAAGTAGAAAGAATATGACGCAAGAAGAGCGTGCATCAGCCGAAGAGAAAGAATTAAAGCTTATAGAAAAAGATTTGAAGGAAGAAGGAAAAATTCAAAACAAGATTGTACACTTTTTCAAAAAGACTGCAAAAAATATAAAGAACAAGACAAAAAAGATGGTAAAAAAAATAAAAAAAAACAAGACAGTAAATGCTTTAAATGATAAACTCAAAGGTAAAGGCAATAGTAAAAACAAAACTGAGAAAAAAGAAAAGGGAAAAAGAACACTATTTGGGTTTATAAAATTTTAAACCAGTGTTAAATTGTGGAAACACAGTGTAAAATATTTTTTTGAAATATGCAAACAATTTGTAATATATGGTCAAGTATTAACTTGGCGTCTGTTTTTTTTATAACCCGACCAAGTATTTTATATATTAAATGATATATGAAATATACAATGCATATAATATAAAATATTACGCGCCAAACTATAAAAAACATCCATGATGTGCATTTGTCATAAGCAGACCAATCATTTATATAACTGCACATACTTGTCTTCCTTTGTTTAACTATAAAAAGGTGAAAGTCCAGAATTCCGCCAAAAATGCGATGAATATTTGTTTTTTCATTTTTAACAGAAAATGCATCGCACACCTTATCAAATGCGTGGACATTTACATACAATATTTTTTTAGCAGTGGTTTCGCAACTTGATTGAAAAATGTGTGGATACAGACCATCAATATATCTTCCTTTGTACAGATGAGAATTATAAGTAATGTATGGTATAAAACTGGATTTTTTAATAGTTTCTATAACATCATCCATATTCTTGTAGCAAGATCGCGTAACCTGATGCCAGGTTTTTACGTCGTGATATGTTATAAAAAGGCGTCCGCGTGAAAGTTCTTTAAATGGTTTTTTAAAAGATAATTCCTGGGTGCGGTTTTTAACTAAATCCATGATTGCGTCAAAATTGTCAATAGCGGTTTGTTTTTTAAAGTTGCGATATATTTCTGGGTACAACTCTATTGCTGCGTCAAGTGAATCTGTTAAATATAAAAGACCTATTATGGCGCCGATGCTTGTTCCTGAGATGCGATCTACAACAATATATTTGTTTTTTTCCAGATATTTTAAAAAAAGTGCAACACCAAGAATGTAGCCTCCATTGAAAAGGCCGCCTTCAAAAATGACATCAATGTGTACTGGACTGCCCTTGTTTTTTTTTAAATTGCGCGGCAAATTAATGCATAGTTTACTAATATAGTGTTCAAATTGTTTTTGATCCATGTTTGCAAAGGTCTTGTGTTATATACATATAATTTTTGTACGTATATAACTTATATAAAGGTGTATTATACTATATTTTCTCATTTTTCAAAAGTCTTTCCATGAATTTGTCTGGATTATTTCCGCATTTAAAATAAATATTGCTAATTTCTGCAGGAGTGTAAAAATTGGTCTTCACCTTTTTCAAACGTTTTTCATCAATTGGCTTTTTAAACATGTGTTGATACATGTCACGAATAGTTTGATGCGATGCTTCACCCAGTGTAATTGTGATATCAATGCGACCAGGACGAATTAGAGCAGGATCTAAATCATCATAATAATTGCTGGCAATGATAATAATTCGGCCAGGGGTTTCTCTAATGCCATCAAATGCAGTCAATATGTCGTCAAGCGTTAGCGGTTCTTCGTCAGTTG